GTTCAAAGGAAAAAAGATTGCTATATTTTATAAGTTTCAACAAGAATTGAACGCTTTGAAATCAGTCTTCAACGATTCCTTGACAACTGACTTGAATGAATTTAATGAAACAGACAAACATATTGCATTGCAAATTGTTTCTGGTCGTGAGGGAATTAGTTTAAAAAATGCCGATGTATTGATTTATTACAACATTGATTTTAGTGCGTTGTCATATTGGCAAAGTAGGGACAGACTTACAACAATGGAACGCAAAACGAATGACATTTATTGGATCTTTTCAGACAAAGGAATTGAACGTCAGATTTACAAACAAGTCATTGCAAAAAAAGATTATACTTTGAATCATTTTATTAAAACAGAATTATGACACCAAAAGAAAAAGCAAAAGAATTGATAAATAAAAATATTGAATTATTAAAAATTAATAATTTACAAGATTGGGCATTATCTACAAAATACGCAAAACAATCTTCTTTATTATCGGTAGAATTTTCACGTGAATTTATTACAGGAAATTTATCAGAATCATTTGATAAAACAATGTATTTATTTGAAGTTAAACAAGAAATAGAAAAATTATGAAAATAAGCGAACACATAATTTCAAATGAAAACCGAACTGAATATTTTAATATTTTTTTTAAAGTTTCAAACGAAACAGATTTAACTTTTGAACAATATAATGAAATTGAAACTTTAATTTATAAAAAATTAAATGATTTTAAATATTTAAAAAATAATTAAACAATATTATGACACCACAAAACAAAGCAATTGAATTATACAATCAATTCAAATTTGAAACCGCAAACGATGAAGCAAACAAAATGCTCGAAGACGTTGCATTCTTTTCGTGCAAAATTTTCATCAACGAAATTCTAAAAAATTGCTCAATCAAAAAGAAAACGTACTGGCAACAAGTGAACAAATTCATTCTGGAACATTACACAAACAAAATTTTAAATGTTAGAATCAAACATACAGAAGAAAATAATTCAGAGGTATAAAGACGACGGCTGGATTGTCGTAAAACTTATTAAGACAAACACAAACGGGATTCCAGATTTAATGTGTCTTAAAAACAACGAAACAATTTTCATTGAAGTAAAACGACCAGGCGGAAAACTATCTGAACTTCAAAAGCATCGAATCAAACAATTAGAAAACGAACAATTCAAAGTTTTAGTGTTATATGAATAGTAGTATTATCAACGAAGACGGTTCTGTCAATCAAAAAAATTTTGAAATCGAAGGACTCAAACTTGAATTTGTTGCAACTGAAGAAGGTATTTCATACAAAGCAATCGACGCAATTGATACAATATTGAATCATAACACTGGTAAGAAAACAAAATGGCATAGACTTAAATTAAAACAATTTTATGATTCTCGATGTATTAGCAAAACGACATAACGAATGGATCAAACTTGCAAACAAAATTTGCAGAAATTCAGAACGTTCAAAAGACTTGGTCCAGGATATGTATATTCGAATTTATAATTCGGGGAAAACAATCGACCAAATAAATGAATGTTATATTTATTTCATTATGCGAAATCAATTCTACAACGAAATCAAAAAAGAAAAAGAAACCATTTTAATCGATGACTTTTCAAACATCGAAATATTTAATGAAGATTACGACAAACAAAAAGACGAAATCCTTTCAATTTTAGAAAAAGAACGTCAGAAATTATCCTGGTACGAAAAACAAATAATTGATTTAACAACAGAATTTGGACAACGTGAACTTTCACGTCAAACTGGAATTCACATTCAAACAATACACAACACAACTAAAAAAATTAAAAACAAATTATGGCAAAGCGTAGAAAAAAAATCGAAGGACTTGGGGATATAGTCGAACAAGTTACACAAGCAACTGGAATCAAAAAAGTAATTGGCGATTGTGAAGGGTGCGAACAACGTAAATTTTTATTGAATAGAATATTTCCATTCAAACGTGTGAACAAAACAATGACAGACGAACATAAAGCACAATTTGAAGTGTTCTTATCTGAATGCGGAAATCGTGTTTTAGAAAATCGAATCACAGACATTACAAAACACGTTCCTTTTTTAAATGAATTATACAAAGAATATTTCGGAATCACAATCGAAGTTTGCGAATCGTGTTCAAATATACACAAAGCAATCATTCGTGATTTGAATAAATTATTTCAAAATTCGTAATATAAATATATTTATTTTATGCAAGACGAAGAAGAAGAAGTTCAAACTGGAAAAGGCATAAAAGGATTTCAAAAAGGACACAAAGGTTTCAAGCCAAAAGGTGTTACACACGCAATGACTATTGAAGCACGTGAATTGTTTATTATGACGCTTGAAGCACAAGTTCCAAACGTGCATCAAGCGTTCGCTGACGTGCTTGAAAAAGACCCAGCAAAGTATTTGGATTTGTTTGCTAAATACGCACAATATTTCATTCCGAAAAAAGTTGAATCTGAAGTAAACTTCAATATTGAAAAACCAATCTTTAAACAATTAGAACTCGATGTCATTTCAAACGACGACGGCACAAAGTAAAATTGCCAGATTAAGAAAACGGATTCGAATCGTTCAAGGCGGAACTTCGTCTTCGAAAACTTTTTCGATTATACCTTTGTTGATTTCGTATGCAATTGAAAATCCAATGTCTGAAATTTCAATCGTGTCGGAATCAATTCCACATTTAAAACGTGGTGCAATAAAAGACTTTCAAAAGATTATGATTCTTTGCGATTTGTACAAAGATAGTCAATTCAATAAGTCAGATTTAAAATATCGTTTCAAGAATGGTTCTTACATTGAATTTTTTAGTGTGGACCAACCAGACAAATTGCGAGGTGCAAGAAGGGACATTCTATTCGTAAACGAATGCAACAACATCGATTTTGAATCATACCAGCAATTGTCAGTTCGTACAAAAAAATTTATTTATTTAGACTACAATCCAACGAATGAATTTTGGGTGCATACTGAATTGATGAATGACAAAGACACAGACTTCGTTGTATTGACTTACAAAGACAATGAAGCACTTGACAAAGCAATTGTAAAAGAAATTGAAAAGGCAAAGGAAAAAGCAAAGACGTCATCGTATTGGGAAAACTGGTGGAACGTTTACGGACTTGGACAACTTGGTTCGCTTGAAGGTGTTATATTTAATAATTGGCAAATCATTGACAACATTCCAACTGAAGCCAACTTATTAGGTAGTGGATTGGATTTTGGTTTTTCAAACGATCCGACAAGTCAAATTTTTGTTTATCAATGGAACGACAAAATCATTTGTGATGAGGGAATCTATTCAACTGGTTTACTTAATACAGACATTATTCGATTAATGAAACAAGACAAGCGACTTCCTATTTGGGCGGATTCAGCAGAACCAAAATCAATTGAAGAAATTCGACGTGCTGGATTCAATATCAAATCAGTTGAAAAAGGAAAAGATTCAATCGTTTACGGAATTAGCGTTTTGCAAGACAAAGAAATTCTTGTGACGAAATCAAGTGTCAATCTTATAAAAGAATTACGTTCGTATTCTTGGGACAAAGACAAAGCGGGAAAGAAATTGAACAAACCAATTGACGACTTCAATCACGCAATTGATGCTTTGCGTTATTTCGCAATGATGCATTTTAAAAATAGTAATCGAAAATTTCGTATTTCATAAAATTATTGTATATTTGCTAGACTCGTTTTTTTACATTATTGATTAATAATGAATTTTTGAAGGCACTCACTTTTTTAAAAAGGTGAGTGTTTTTTTTTGTCCGTGACGCAAAGACGATGACGCAAGACAAAAATCCCTTATTAACCATTTACTATTAGAAAGTTTTTGATGCCCTCTCGAAAAAGTTGAAATTTTGCGTCTTTGCGTCTAATTGAATTTAACTTATTTTAAAGAAGTCAATGATACCAACGTTTGACAAAGATAAATAATATAAAAACAATTAGACGATGATGTTTTATTTGCGTCTGTTATCAACAATTTGCGTCTTTTATTAACACGTTTGCGTCTTTTTATTAGTGATTCAGTGAAAAAATCAAATCAATAATAAATAATATAATAGAATATAATGCTTATTTAGAATGATTCTAAATAAGGAATTGATTAAATTAAAATTTTAGAACAAAACATTTCAAAACAATATTGGTTTTATTTGTTATATTAATATGAGAATCACTATACCAACACAATTAAGCGAAATCACCTTGAATCAGTATTTAAGGTTTTCAAAAACGTTG